CGGGTCATGTCAGCGATACATAAACGTATGTATTATGCCCAAAAACAAGAGTTTCGTATGTTAGCTCGTATTTTTTCAGAGTCATTACCACCTATGTACCCTTATCAGCATGTAGGTGTCGATGCGATGATAAAACAATCAGATTTTGACGATAGGGTAGATGTGGTGCCAGTTGCTGATCCGAACATCTTTTCAATGGCACAACGTATGACATTAGCACAAACGCAACTACAATTAGCACAATCTAATCCGCAGTTACATAATATTTATGAGGCGTACCGTAGAATGTACGAGTCGATAGGAGTACAGAATATAGAAACTATTTTGCCTCCTCCTCAACCCCCACAACCAATGGACCCCGCTATAGAGAACTCGATGGCTCTACTTCAAAAACCCTTGAAGGCGTTTCCTCAGCAAGATCATGATGCACATATAGCCTCCCACTTAGCATTCATGAAAACCCCTGTTACTGCTAATTCCCCTGCCATTTTTGGTGCGCTACTATCTCATGTTTCAGAGCATATTGCGCTGAAAGCAAGAAATATGGCAAATGCAGAAATGGAACAAATGATGCAGGAAGCAATGAGCTTAGGACAGCAGCCTATACCATTTGACGTAGAGTCTCGAGTTGCTCAACTTATTGCAGTAATTACGCAAGAGGTCATGGCACAATTAATGCCACCAGAGAAAGGCCCAGATCCATTAGTAGCATTGAGGGCAAGAGAGCTAGATATTAAAGAGTTAGATTTACAGCGTAAAGCAGCAGAGTTTCAGCAAAGACAAGGTTTTGAAGTAAATAAAGAAGCATCGCGTCAAGACCTAACTAGAGAGAAGATAGATTCAACTGAAGACATTGCTCAGTTACGAGCAAATGTAAACCTAGAGCGCATTAATCGTAGCACACCAGGTCGAGGCGAATAGTGGCAGAAACTAAAAAGCAAAAAAAAATTGCTAAGGTGATGCGTGAGTTTAAGGGTGAAAAACTTAAAGGCAGAGATGACAAAACTATAACCAACCCAAAACAAGCGATTGCCATTGCCTTGAGTCAGGCAGAAAAAATGTCTAAAGGTGGTGTCAAACGAGATCCTAAGGTTGGCACTGGTAAAAAACCCAAAGGCAGTGATAGAAGACTTTATACCGATGAAAACCCAAAAGATACAGTGAGAATAAAATATGCTACAGTGCAAGATGCTAAAGAAACTATCAAAAAAGTTAAAAATATTAATAAGCCGTTTGCGCGAAAGATTCAAATTTTAACGGTACTAGAACAACGAGCTAAGTTTGCGGGTAAACCAGAACAAGAGCGATTAGCTAGGAAAGCAAAAGAATCTTTGCGTAAGAAAAGAACAGTAACAGCAAGTAAAGGAACAGCAGTTATGGCAAAACAAATACCACCTGGGCCAGAAGGGGCAGGATTAAGAGCTTTAGAAAAAGACGAACCTGACGTAGTAGATCAAATTCTTAAACGGAAAGATAAAAAGAAAAACGAACCGTTTGGTAAAGGCGGTTTTGCAGAAGGCGGAATTATTAAAGGTTTTACTAAAGGGAGACAGTTTTAAATGTTTCACGTGAAACTTACAAAAATATTTATTTTAGTATTTATTTCATTACCAGTTTTTGGTTATGATACTAATATACCGAGGATTAACGACAAAATTATTGTCCCGTTAGAAAGTGGTTATGTCATTCCTCGCATAACGGATTTAGATAATATACCTTTTACTCAATATTATTTTGAGGTTGAAAGAGAAAATGTTGTCATACCGCAAGATAAAATAGTTGAACCTTGTTTTAATATTTTAATGGAAGATTAGATGGTACGCAGAACACAAATGCAAAAACAAATGAATTTGTCTCCTAGTGAAGCCAATAGGCTGTTAAAAAAAGCTAGAGAGATGAATGAAAAACAATTTAATTTAGGTGGTGCAGATATGACAGACGATACTATGAAAAAGGTAATTATTACCAAAAAAACCATAGAGCTTGACCCGTCAGAAGATATGCAAATGGCAGAGGGTATGAAAATGGCTGACGGTGGTTTTGCCGAAACAGATAGAAAGACGTTAGTGCAAGACGGTGATTCTTCAGGTGTTCGTGGTACGGGTGCAATGATAAAAGGTTTCGACTTTGAGGGGGTATTCTAAGATGCCAGGTTTAAAAAAAGGTATAAAACAAATTAAGATGCAGAGTGGCGGCACTAAAAAACAACAAGCTAGAGAAGCTATATCTAAAAGATTAAAGGAAAAGGGATTAGCTGATGTAACGAAAGAAGAGTTAGATAGATTTAAAAAGAGACAAAAATTTAAAGGGTCTAACAAAGAGGCTCTTCGAATGCTTTTAAATCAACGGAAAGCTAAACCAAAAGTTGTAGGTACAGAGTTAAATGACCCAAGATTAGCAAGATTTAAAGACAAAAAAGAGATTAAAAAAAGTCAAGAACAAATAAAGGCAGGTGTAAAAAAAGCTGAACAAAGAAGAAAAACAGAAAAGAAAAAAGGAGAAAGAACTGCTGGTGCTGCATTAGCACTTACGGGTGCAGGTAAAGTTGCTACAGGAGTTCTACCTAAGGTTGCAACAAAAGTAGCAACGGCTATAAAGACTGGAAAAGATGTAACAGCAGTTGCTAGAAATAAGACAGAAAAATTAAAAGATAGACAAGTAATCAGAAATAAAAAAGGTGAAATTAGTAGGGTTTCTAACAAAAATATAAAACGTGGCGAAACATTGCAAAAAGTTGGATCTAAAGCTAAAAAGGCTGTGGATGAAACTAGAAAAACAATTAAAAGTGCTACAGGAGTTGGCGTTGGTAAAGGGCGGAAAGGAACTCAGACTGAAAGAGATGGGTTTAATGTCATTAGAGGTAATATTTCTGCTAAAACAGTAAAAAGAGGCAGAAATTTAAGAAAAGGAACTAAAATTGCAGCACCAACCATCACTGCTGCGGCAACAAGTTCAGCAGCAGCTAAACAAGCTAATAAAAGAAAGGAAGAACAAGCTCAAAAAATGAGAGCAGGTGGAACTTTTAAAGGGAGTTTTTAATATGTCAATAACATTCAAAAAAACACGAGAGCGTTTTAAAAAATTACGAGACGATAGAAATCAGAAAAATAAAATTGCATCTGATAAAGCAAAAACAACAGCAAAAACCGCAACGACTACAAAGAAAAAAAGCGGGTTGTCGGATTTTGAAAAAGCGTTTGCTACGGCTAGAAGAAATTTTATTGGTAAAAAAACAGATCCCAAGACTGGCAAACCAGCAAAAGCAACCTTTATGTTTAAGGGCAAAAGGTATAATGTTCAAACTAAAGAAGATAGAGCAAAAGTTATTAGTAAAGTACCTTCAGGAGCCAAGCGAGGTTCAGGTACTATAAAATCAACTAAAGCAGCTACAGCTACAACTAAACCAACTACAACAACTAAAGCAGCCGCATCTACTACTAAACCAACTACAACTACAACTACAACAACTAAAGCAGCTACATCTACAGTTAAAAAAGATAAACCAACTCGAGGATCTGGTGTTAAAAAAATTGGATTACAAGAGGCCCGAACAATTGGATTGACTGGCACACAACTAAGAACAGGTGTAGAAGATCAAAAAAGGGAAATTGCAAAACGAACTAAATTTGATGCGAGGGCAAAACAAGTAGAACAAGCTAAAAGAGATCGTGCAAAAAGTTTACTCGACCCTTTATTCACTTTAGGAAGTAGAGGAAAAAATTTGTTAAATATGAAAACAATGGTGTTAGATCGACTTGGGTCAACTAAAAAATTAAGTGGCCCACCAAAAGCGTTACCTAAACCGAAAAATATGGCAAAAGGTGGAAGTTATTTTAAAGGTACTTTTTAATAAACTATGGAAGATCCAACTACTTTTTCGTATCATGTGCTCAAAGCCCTTAGGGAACGCATTGAATTAGTAGAGCAAAACATATTAGAGGGCAGTACAAAAGATTATGCCAGTTATACAAAACTTGTAGGTGAGTTAACTGGTTTAAGATTTTGCGAAAGTGAAATAAGAGATATTTTAAAAAAGATAGAGGTTGAATAATGTTATACGTTCCAGATCATGTTGCAGAAGAAAAGAAAGAAAAGCAAACATCATTATCGGACGCTTATGTAAATAAAGAAGAAAAAGTTTTAGATCCACAATTAATAGATAAAAAACTTACTGAAAGATTACCACAACCTACGGGGTGGCGCATATTAGTTATGCCATACCAAGGTCGTGCCAAAAGCGATGGGGGTATTGCTATCCCAGATGCTGTTAGAACTCGAGAAGCATTAGCTACGGTTGTAGCTTATGTTTTAAAAGTAGGACCACTGGCTTATCAGGATATTGCTAAATTTGGTGAGGATTCTGAAAAAGCATGGTGCAAGGAAGGTGATTGGGTTTGTATTGGTCGTTATGCTGGTGCTCGTTTTCGCATAGAAGGCGGTGAAGTCAGAATAATTAATGATGATGAGGTAATAGCTACTATATTAGAACCTGATGATATACAACACGTTTAATTAAAAAAGGACAATCAACGTGCAAGATGAAAAACCAATAGAAGTTGGCGACAGTGAAGAAACTGCGGTCGATGTTGACTTAGAAGAAAAAAAGGTAGTGGATGATAATAAACAAGCAGAGCTTAAATTAGAAACCACTGATGATAAAAAAGAAGATGAATTAGAACAATACAGTGACAATGTAAAGTCACGTATTAACAAGCTAACTCATCGTTATAGAGAAGAGGAGCGTCAAAAACAAGAAGCAATAAATTTTGCTGAAAATGTTAAAAAGCGTAACGAAGAGCTTGAAAAGAGGTTAGAAAGACTTGATCAAGGTTATCAAGAAGAGTTTAATACTCGAGTACAGTCTCAATTAGATGTAGCTAAAAAAGTATTACGTGATGCACATGAGTCAGGTGATGTAGATAAAATAGTTGAAGCACAAGAAGCACTAGCTAATTTATCTGTTGACAAAGTGCGTTTAGCTACCGCTAAAAAACAAGCAGAGGATACTGCGGCACAAACAGCCGAAGCTGATCCTGTTGCAACGCAACAAGCTCAACCTCAACAACCACAAAAATCTATGCAACAGGTTTTTGAACAGGAACCATTATTGAAAGATTGGGTACAAAAAAATGATTGGTTTGGTAAAGATGAGGTAATGACATACGCTGCTAGACTTATTGACGACAGATTGGTCAATCAAGAAGGATTTGACCCGATGAGCGATGAGTATTATGCTGAGATAGATAAACGAATGGCTGCGGAGTTTCCGCATAAGTTCAATAAAAACGTGGCAAGCAGGAAGGTGGCATCTGCCGAATCTTCCGCATCACGCAGAAAGGGTGGACAAAAAACAGTTCGTCTAACCCCTTCACAGGTAGCGATAGCGAAAAGATTAAATGTTCCTCTTGAGGAATATGCAAAATACGTGTAGGAGTTAGATAATGACAGAACAAAACGAGAACACAACTCGCCAAACAACTAGAAGTAGAACTTCACGAAACAGTGAAACCCGAAAAAGGGAGTCTCGAAGACAACCTTGGAGGCCACCTTCAGCTCTTGAAGCACCTCCAGCACCAGAGGGTTACAAGCATCGTTGGATTCGTGCAGAAGTTATGGGCTTTGATGATAGAAAGAACATATCTGCAAGAATGCGCGAAGGATGGGACTTAGTGAGAGCTGAGGATTATCCTGAGTTTGATGCTCCGACCATTGAGGATGGGAAACACGCAGGAGTGATTGGTGTAGGAGGTTTACTACTAGCAAGAGTGCCTATTGACATTGTGGATGAACGCAATGCTTATTTTCGGGGAATGACCCGCGATCAGATGACTGCTGTTGATAACGATTTAGCGCGAGAACAGCACCCAGCAATGCCTATCAGTAAACCTGATCGGCAAACAAGTGTAACATTTGGAGGCCCCCGTAAAGAGGAGGGCTAGGAGATAATAAATTATGGCTAATATAAACGGAGCTTTTGGTCTTCGTCCTATCGCTAAGTTAGGGCAAGGATCTAATTCTACTGGTTTTACAGGCTATACTCCTTATGAAATTGCATCTGATAACTCGAATCGAATTTACCAAGGTATGCCAGTAATTCCTTTAAGCACAGGTTTTATCGACCGTGTAGGAGCTGCGGCAGGTGGTTCGGTTAGTTTAGTAGGTGCTTTCATGGGTTGTGAGTTTGTATCTAGTACAACTGGTAAAGTTGTATTTTCTAATAACTGGCCTGGTTCAGGTGCTGATAGTAATCACCCTGTAAAGGCTTTTGTTGCAGATGACCCTAATCAATTATTTTTGATTGCGTCTGATGCTTCACTAACTAGTGAAGCAACTACAAGGGCTGCTGTATTTGCTAATGCCAACTTTTCAAGTGGTCAAAGCGGAGATAATACTACTGGTATGTCCTCGGCTGCATTAGCGGTTAGCACTATTGCAACGACTAATTCACTGCATCTGAGAATTATGGGTTGGCAAGAGGACCCATCAAATGCTGACTTTGCATCCGCAGGGATAGGACTTATCGTGCGTTTAAACAATAGTTTTAACGCTCCTACTGGTTCTATTGCCGCGGGAACACCATCAACTACTGGCGTATAAGGAGGTTAAACAATGGCTATTAGTAGAGCACAATTAGCGAAAGAGCTAGAGCCTGGCCTCAATGCCCTTTTTGGGATGGAGTACGCTAGGTATGACGATGAACACGCAGAAATCTATGAAACAGAGTCTTCAGACAGAGCGTTTGAAGAAGAAGTGATGCTTACAGGTTTTGGGTCTGCACCCGTAAAATCTGAAGGTGCCGCTGTTACATTTGATGATGCACAAGAGGCTTTCACAGCACGATACACACATGAGACTATTTCTCTTGCTTTCTCAATCACTGAAGAAGCAATTGAAGATAACCTTTATGATCGTCTTGCAAGCCGCTATACCAAAGCATTAGCTAGAAGTATGGCACACACTAAACAAGTAAAGTCTGCTGCGGTATTAAATAACGCATTCGATAGTACTATTACAGGTGGAGATGGGAAAGAGCTTTGTGCTACAGACCACCCTCTAACTAACGGTAATACTTTTCGAAATGAGTTAAGCACGGCTGCTGACTTGAACGAAACAAGTTTAGAAAACTCTTTAATTGACATTTCTGCGTTCGTAGATGAGCGTGGACTTAAAGTGTCGGTAAGAGGTACTAAACTTATTGTACCACCTGCGTTACAGTTCGTTGCAGATAGATTGTTAGAATCTACTCTACGACCAGGAACCGCAGATAACGACATTAACGCTTCTCGTAACATGGGAATGTTGCCTGAAGGTTATGTTGTTAACCACTATCTTACAGATTCAGACGCTTTCTTTATTAAGACAGATACCCCAAGAGGTTTCTTGCACTTTGAAAGATTGCCAATGTCAACTAAGATGGAAGGTGACTTCGATACAGGTAACATGAGATTTAAGGCTCGAGAGCGTTATAGCTTTGGTTTCTCAGATCCACGTTGCGTATTTGGTTCACCAGGTGCATAAATGATTAGGGGGAGCTAGTCTCCCCCATTAATCTGGGATAATTAGCCCTAGCGACTGACCCAGCAGACGCTTACCAAGACTCTAGGGCGAAACCTTTGGTAAGGAGGATATTTAGATGGCAGTACATTTTACTGGCCCAGTGCTTTACGCGGGTAAAGACGGACAAAGACAATGGTTTGAAAATCTACCAGTTGCAAACAATCCTGATTACTTAATGTATATGGATGATTTTACTGGTATCGCATTAGACACTACTAACGATTGGACACTTATAAAAGACAGTTCAGCTTCAGGTGCTTTAGGTGCAGACGCTGAAAATGGTACGTTAGTTTTAAGTTCTCAAGCAACTACTGATAATGACGGTGCTTCTGTTCAAGGTAACGAAATATTTGCATTATCTTCTACTCGTGATATTTGGTTTGAAACTAAATTATTTATTACTGATGCAGAAGGCGATGCTATGGACGTTTGCGTTGGTTTGACAGTTAACTTTGCGACTAATCCAGAAGCTATGCTAACCGCAGCAGATAGAATAGTATTTCAGATAGATGACGGTGATAGTAATATTGATTGTGTCACCGAAAAAGACGGAACAGCCACAACTACCGACTCAGGTATTGATATCGTAAGTGGCACATCTGTTACTTTAGGCTTTCATGTAAAAGGAACAGGAAGTGTTGAATTTTTTGTAAATAGAAACAAAGTTGCAACACACACTGCTAATCTTCCTGATAATGAAAACTTAGCTATTGGTGCAATGGAATTATCTGGTTCTGCAACAGGAACCAAGTCGATGACTATTGATTACCTGATGGCTGTACAAAACAGATAAAGGAATAAAAAATGGCTGAAACTAAAAAAGCCTCAAGCACGACTAAACCTAAGGTTACAAAGAAAAGCACTCCCGTTCCTCCGAAGGGGAGTGCTGAATATAAATCTTTGGTTTTACAAGGCAAAATTAAAGAAAAATAGGAGGTCAACATGGCTGACGCTGTAGCCGTAACGACTATTGAGGATGGCCCAAGAAATGCCGTTTTTTATCTTACTAATATTAGTGATGGAAGCGGTGAGGCTAATGTAAAAAAGATTGATGTATCGGCATTGTCTAGTTTACAAGACGGCACTTCCTGTACTGGTGTCAGGATAACTAAAATAACTTATTCTAATGTTGGTATGGGGGTGAAATTAACTTTTGATGCAACAACCGATGTGTTGGCAATTCAATTAGCTGCTGATTTATCTGATACATTAGATTATAGCGATATTAGTGGTTTTCCTAACTACTCAGGTAGTGGTAAAACTGGAGATGTATTGCTAACAACTGTAGGTCACTCATCTGGAGATAGTTATAGTATTGTTATTCAATGTATAAAAGAATTTTAGGAGCATAACGTGGCAACTTCAGGTTCAAGTGATTTTAATTTAGACATGGCTGAGATCACTGAAGAAGCGTTTGAGCGTTGTGGTCTTGAATTACGTACAGGTTATGATGCTAAAACCGCTAGACGGTCACTAAATTTAGTTTTTGCAGATTGGGCTAATCGTGGTTTAAATTTATGGACGGTAGAACAGGTAACACAAACCTTAGCTAATTTGTCCACTAGTTCTGGTATATCCACTTATCCGATTGGTGCAATTACTATGACGGTGGCAGATAGTTCTAGTTTTAGTGTTGGTGAAACCATTACGGGTGGTACTAGCGGTTCTACGGCTAGTGTTATTACTAAACCTACCTCTACAACATTTACTATTACTATTCCTAGTGGTGACTTCACGGCATCAGAAACTATCACTGGTTCGTCTAGTTCTGCTACAACTACTGTTTCTGCTAATCCTAGTTTGACAGATGCTCAATCAACAGTAGATTTATTAGAAGTTGTAATTAGACGAGACAATACAGACATAAATGTAAGCAGAATATCAAGAGCTGAATATCTTAATATTCCTAATAAAACACAACAAGGTAGACCGACTCAATATTTTGTAGACAGGTTAATTACACCCACTATAAATTTGTGGCCTACACCAGAAAATTCTACCGACCAATTAATTTTTTATAGAGTTAAAAGAATACAAGATGCTGATGCAGGAACTAATAATCCAGATGTTCCATTTAGATTTTTACCTTGTTTAGTAGCAGGGTTGGCATATCATCTTGCGGTTAAAAAATCACCCCAAAGAATAGGTGTGTTAAAAGATATTTATGAAGAAGAATTTGCTCGAGCTGCGGCTGAGGATGGCGAAAGAACTGCGCTACGTCTAGTTCCCTCTTACTCATCGTTGAATATATAATGGCTAACTTTGCTTCTGGAAAACACGCTTTAGGCATATCTGACAGATCAGGTAGAGCTTATAAATTACGTGAGATGATTAAGGAGTGGAATGGTTTATTAGTAGGAAAAGATGAATATGAGTCTAAACAGCCACAATTAGAACCTAGACACACAAAAGCTGATCCTCAGGCATTACGTCAAAGTAGACCAGATAGAACAGAACCAGCGTCTGAAGTATTATTACCTTTTAATGGTTTCAGAACTGGCGATAGTGGTTCAGCAGTAATTACTGTTACAGAGCCTGGTCACGCTAGAACCACTGGCGATACAGTTAGGTTTAGAAATGTAGAAAACTTCGATGGTTTTACAGAATCTGTAATAGAGTCATCTTCAGGATATTCAATAACAAAAGTGGACGCTGATAGCTACACGTTTACTGCTAGTAGCGGAACTGCTACAACGGGCAGTGTAAAAGGCGGTGGTGGCTTTGCTTCAGCAGGTCCAGTAACAGTGAGCGCATAATATGGCATTTACCTTTACAACATTAAAAACAGCGATACAAGATTACACACAAAACAGCGAAACTACTTTTGTTAATAATTTATCCAGATTTATTATTAATGCAGAGGAACGCATTTTTAAAGAAGTGCAATTAGATGTATTTCGTAAAAACGTAACTGGTGCTTTTACTAGCGATAACAAGTTTCTAACCAAACCTACTGATTATTTATCAACATTTTCATTAAGTATAATTAGTAGTTCAGAAAATGTTTTTTTATTACGTAAACACCCAACTTTTTTACAAGATTATACGCCTAATCCAAGCACGACAGGCATACCACAATACTATGCGGATTTTGATGAAACCACGTTTATTGTAGCACCAACTCCCAGTTCTGCTTTAACAGCCGAATTGCATTATTATCACAGACCTACCTCTATAACAGCTACAAGTGATGGCACAAGTTGGTTAGGTACTAATGCTGAACTAGCTTTATTGTATGCGTCATTAGTAGAGGCATATACATTTATGAAAGGTGAGGCAGATATGTTTCAGATTTATAATGCAAGATATCAAGAAGCGTTAGCTTATCTTAAAAATCTTGGTGAAGGTAAAAATACTAGAGATGAGTATCGTTATGACAAACTTAGAAAACAGGTTATTGCTTAATGTTTAATCTTAAAGTTGAATCTAGTATTGGAGATCCTGTCGTTGCTACATCAAAAAATAGAGGGTTGAATGCAGAGGAATGGGCTGAATTAGCAACTAACAGAATTGTACAAATTTCATCTGATACTCCAATGCCTTTACGAGAACAAGCTATTGCTTACAAAGGCCGTATAAAAAGTTTGTTGACCGACTATTTTAAACAAGTTGCAAAAAGTGAACGATCTACTATTAAATATATTTTAGAACAACAAGGTCATAAAGACATAGCAAAAAACATAGAGGATATTTAATATGGCAATTACATCTGCAATGTGCAGCTCTTTTAAAAAAGAATTACTAGAGGGCAAACATAATTTTCTAAATAGTGGTGGTGATACCTTTAAATTAGCTTTATATACTTCAAGTGCTAGTTTAGGTGCAAGCACTACAGCTTATACTACAAGTAACGAAGTAAGTGGCACTGGATATACCGCTAAAGGAAATACACTGACTAGAGTTGACCCTAGCTTAGATGGCACCACAGCAATTACTGATTTTGCTGATACAACTTTTTCTAGTAGCACGATTACAGCTCGTGGTGCATTAATATTTAACGAAGACACCTCAGGTGATACTTCAGTAATTGTTTTAAATTTTAGCACTGATAAAGCCTCAAGTTCTGGTGATTTTGTTATTAGTTTTCCTGCCGCTGATGCTTCTAACGCCATAATAAGGATTGCTTAGATTAAGTGTCTATTTTAACGGGTTACGGTAGAGGTGGGTGGAATAGTGGGCCTTATGGTCAAACTAATACTTCCGTAAGTGTTACAGGTCTATCTGCTACAGGCTCCGTAGGTTCTGTCACCATTACAGAAGGCACAGGTGTTTCTGTAAGTGTTACAGGTTTATCTGCTACAGGTTCTGTAGGCTCTGTTACTATTACGGAAGGTACAGGTGTATCAGTATCTGTAACTGGATTATCAGGCACTGGTGCGGTAGGCACAGTTTCAGTTAGTGGTGGTGCTAATGTAAGTGTAACAGGTCTAACAGGAACAGGAGCAGTAGGTTCTGTTTCAATTAGCGTTAATCAAACAGTAAATGTTACGGGAGTAAGTGCTTCAGGTTCCGTAGGTTCTGTCACAGTTACAGAGGGAACAGGGGTGTCTGTGTTGCCCGAGGGTCAAGTCGGCACTGGGCAAATAGGAGTTTTAATAGGTTGGAATGATATAAGTGATGCTCAAAATGTTACTTATGTAAATATAGATGATTCACAAACTATTACATATACTAATATAGACAACTCTCAAAGTGTTACTTATATTGCCATTAGCACTGGAGATAGTGTAACTTATTCAGAAATAACTAACTCTGATGGTACAACTTATACTGAAATAGATGATTCACAAACTAAAGTGGCATAGGACAAAATAATGGCTAGTACATTTACAACAAATATAGGCATAGAAAAACCAGCAACTGGTGATAAAGCAGGTACATGGGGAACTATGTCGAATACAAATATGGATTTAATAGATGAGGCCACAAATGGAGTAGTAGAGATTACTTTAGCTGCTACAGGTAGCTCAGGATCTCCTAATGATTTGCCTATTACCAACGGCACATCATCAAATGGTAGAAATAAGTATATTGAGTTTAAGGATGGTGGAGATTTAGGAGGCACAGTTTTTGTTCAGCTCACCCCTAATGACTCTGAAAAAGTGGTTTTTGTTAGAAATAGCTTATCAGGCAGTAGAAGCATTTTAATTTTCCAAGGCACTTATGACGCATCGCGAGATGTAGAATTATTAGCGGGCAAAGATTATATTTTAAAGTTTCCTGGTAGTGGCTCGTCATCAACCGTAATAAATATTTTAGAAAATATAGCTATAGCAAATGATTTAAGTTTAGTATCAGACAGCGCAAAAATAGATTTTGGTGCTGATGCTGATGTAACTTTAACTCATGTAGCTGACACAGGTGTAACATTAGCTAGTGGCACAAATGCTACTACACTACAAGTAGATTCAAATTTAGCTGACGCAAATGCTGGCCCTAAATTAATTTTAAATAGGACAAGTGCTAGTCCCGTAGATAATGATGTGGGTGGTCGCATAGAATTTAATATGGAGAACGACAATAATCAGCAGTTTGCGGCTGCACAAATTTCAGCTACGGCTTTGGACGTAAGTGATGGAACAGAAGATTCTAGTTTAACGATAGAAACTATTGTTGGAGGCTCTGCGATGGCAGGCATTATAATTAAAGGTGCAACTATCGCTGGTTCCAATGATACAGATACATCAATAGATTTCGAAGCTAGTAATGTTTTGACTTTTAATACTGGAGGTTCTGAGGCTGCAAGAATAAACGGAAGTCAACAATTTTTTATAGGTGCAACAACCTTACATGGGAACGGGTTTTCATTTCAAGGAACTGGTGTTCTAACCCATGCAAGGGCATCTGGTTCGGCACAAACAATGACAGATTTTAGGAATGGGGGGAGTACAGTAGGTGAAATAAGGAGTAGTACTACGAGTACGGCTTACATCACTTCCTCAGATTATCGTCTAAAAGAAAACGTATTAGGAATCACAGACGGCATTGTTCGTGTTAAACAACTTAAACCATCACGGTTTAATTTCATTGCCGACAAAGGCGTTACTTTGGACGGTTTTCTTGCTCACGAGGCACAATCTGTTGTGCCAGAATCAGTAGCTGGCACTAAAGACGAAATGCAAGATGATGGTAAAACTATTAAGCCGCAAGGAATTGACCAAGCCAAATTAGTTCCACTATTAACTGCCGCTTTACAAGAAGCCATATCAAAAATTGAAGTGTTAGAAACTAAAGTAGCAGCGTTGGAAGCAAAATAAATGGCAAGTACTTTTACAGTAAATAATGGTTTAGAAAAACCAGGCGCAGGAGAACAAGAAGGAGCCTGGGGAGGAACATTAAATACTAATTTTGATATTATAGATAGAGTTTTATCTGGAGTTGGTT